CAGGACGTAACGTAATGTTTGAATTCAATGACGAGTTTACTCGTGCAGAGTTCGTAAACATTGTAGAACCGTTCCTTCGTGAGATTCAAGGAAGACGTGGTATCACGGACTTCAGAGTCGTATGTGACGAAACGAACAATACACCTGCTGTAGTTGACCGTAATGAATTCATCGCATCTATCTTCATCAAACCTGCTCGTTCTATTAACTTCGTAACATTGAATTTTGTTGCAGTTAGAACTGGTGTTGAGTTTGAAGAAGTAGTTGGCACAGTATAAGGAGTAAGGAAAAATGGCAATATTAGGCGTAGACGACTTTAAGTCAAAACTCAGAGGGGGCGGTGCTCGTCCTAATCTGTTTAAAGCGACTGTCAACTTTCCAGGCTATGCAGGAGGGGACGTAGAACTTACTTCCTTCTTGTGTAAAACTGCTCAGTTGCCAGGCTCAATAATGAACTTTGTAGATGTACCTTTCCGTGGTCGTCAGTTAAAAGTAGCTGGTGACAGGACTTTTGAACCTTGGACTGTAACCATCATTAATGATACGGATTTCACAATCCGTGATTCTATGGAACGTTGGATGAACGGTATCAATGCACATAGTGCTAATACTGGTTTAACTAACCCTATTGATTATCAAGCAGACTTGATAGTTGAACAATTAGATAGAGATGGTGAAACTCTTAAAACTTATAACTTCCGTGGTTGTTTCCCAACTAACGTGTCACCAATTGACGTAAGTTATGAGACTGTAGACCAGATTGAAGAGTTTACCGTGGAGATGCAAATCCAGTACTGGGAATCAAACACGACAAGTTAATTTGATTATAGATATAGTGTTAGAAGGACGAAAAGGTTCGCTACCCTTTCTTCCTGAGAATAGTCCTTCTAACACTTTACTTTTTACAGGAGAAAAGTTATGAAAAGTTGGTATAAACAAACAAAAGAAGAAGCGTTATATTGGAAAGACTTATTTGAGGATTATGAACCTCAATGGGATGAAACTGATTTAGTTCACACTGGACTGAAAGGAACTATGGAAGGTGAAAAGAATCCAATGTATGGAAGAAAACATACAGAGGAGACAAAAATGTTAATGAGAGAATTAAAACAGGGTTATAAACCACATAACACTGGAAAGAAACTCTCAGAACAACACCGTAAGGCAATAAGTGAGGGTCTTACTGGTTTAGGATATAAAAGATACCCTTGTGGTAAACTAACAGGTGGAACTAAATGGTGGAACAACGGTGTTTCACATAAAAGATGTATTGAATCGCCTGGCGATGAATGGGTTATTGGTAGAATAAATAAAGGTAACTTAGGCGGAGCTAGGTACAGGAAATAATATGGCACAAGATACAGATAATAGTATTCTAAAACTATTTGGATTTGAACTCAAACGAGCGTCAGACCAAAAACCAAAAGAAAAAGAAAAACTTAAATCTATTGTTGCTCCTACCGATGATGATGGGGCAGGATATGTTACTGCGTCTGGTTCTCACTATGGTCAATACATTGACATGGAAGGGAGTCAAGCAAAAGACAACCAACAGTTAATTTTAAAATATCGTGGTGTCGCATCGCACCCTGAAGTAGATGCAGCTATTGAAGATATCGTTAATGAATCTATCGTTGGTTCAGAAATGGATACTACTTGCGAACTTAATCTGGACAAAGTAGAAGCACCAGATAATATTAAAAAACAAATGATTGATGAATTTAACAGCGTCTATGGTATGTTAAAATTCACCGATTTAGGTCACGACATTTTCCGTTCATTCTATGTAGATGGTAGAGTATATCACCACCTCGTAGCAAATGAATCAAATCTTAAAGCAGGTATCCAAGAAATAAGAACAATTGACGCTGCTAAGATTCGTAAAGTAAAAGAAATAAAACACAAGAAAGACCCAATAACAGGTGCAAAGATTGTTGAGAAGGTCTCAGAATTTTATATCTATCAAGAGAAAGCAGGAACTAATCAAGGTGTAAGACTTTCTCCAGATAGTGTTTCATATGTGTCTAGTGGACTATTAGACCCAAGTAAGAAACAGGTTGTGTCCTATTTACATAAGGCACTAAAACCAATTAACCAATTAAGAATGTTAGAAGACTCTTTGGTCATCTATCGTCTTGCTCGTGCTCCAGAACGTAGAATATTCTATATTGACGTAGGTAATATGCCACGTAATAAATCAGAATCATATATGCGTGATATTATGTCTCGTTATAGAAACAAGATTGTATATGATTCAAGTACTGGTAATCTAAAAGATGACCGTAAACATATGTCAATGTTGGAAGACTTCTGGTTACCTCGTAGAGAGGGTGGTAGAGGAACAGAGATTACTACTCTGCCAGGCGGTGAGAACCTTGGTCAGATTGACGATATTTTATACTTCCAGAAGAGATTGTATCGTTCATTGAACGTACCAGTCAATCGTCTGGAACAAGAAGCACAATTTACACTAGGTAGGTCAACCGAGATTTCTAGGGACGAAGTTAAGTTCCAGAAGTTTATTGACCGTCTACGTAGAAGATTCTCAATGTTGTTTACTGGTATTCTCAAGAAACAACTTATCCTTAAAGGTATTATTACTGAACAGGATTGGGAAGAGTGGAAGAATGCAATTACTGTAGACTTCCAAAAAGATAACCACTTTACTGAACTAAAGAATGCAGAAATATTACAAAACAGACTGCAAACTTTAGACCAAATATCTCAGTATGTTGGTGAGTATTTCTCACGTGAGTGGGCAATGAAAAATGTAATGATGATGTCTGACGAAGACATTGACGAAATGAAAAAACAAGTCGAGGGAGAAAACTCTGTCCCTGACGAAGACGAGGAAATGTAAATGAGTGAATTAGATAATCAAGAAGTTCAAACCGAAGAACCTACTGCGGTTCAAGAACTTATCAATCAGATTACTACAGGTGACCTTAACAAAGCACAAGGTTCATTCCAAAGTATTGTTACTGATAAAATGGCAGATGCATTAGAAGCACAACGTATTGCGACTGCACAAGCAATCTTTAATGACGCTGACGAAGACCTTTTAGATGACGAAGAAGGTATAATCGGAGACGAAGAGGACACGTTGCCAGAAGTTGAAGATTTAGAAAATGTAGAAATCTCAGACCACGATGAAGTGGAATACGAAGAAGACACCGAAGAAGACTCAGAAGAAGACTAAGACATTGATTATATTAAATACGATGGCGAGGACAGGTTCGTATTTCGCCCACAATATTATTATGGACAACTTGGTTAAACAAGATGAATCTTGGAAACCTCTTGTGGATAATTGCTATATGCAGATGTATGGTCTAATGAATAATTTAGACACACCTGATTGTTATACACATATCAAGAATCCTATAGAACCTTTTGCAGGATTATCTTTAGACCATTATGGTACGGAACATCCTTTTGGTTCTAACTATGAGGATATTAGTAAAGAATTAGAAACTAATAAGTTACCCTTTACCATTTCAAATATCTGGAATGAAAAAGAGTATGCACACGTATCTAAGTTGAAAGATGAAGGATGGGAAGTAATATCTTTATATCGTAAAGATAAGTTGAAATGGTTTATGTCAACCGCCCTTGCTGTAGGGATTAATGACGTAAATATGTTCCACGCACATAATAAAGAATCTGAAGATTATATAAAAAATAAAAGAAAGACATTGGTAGGAAACTTTGATAAGTTTGCTCACGATTTCTTCCCAGTTTGGTACGATTCGTTGGTAAGATATAATAATAACTGCAACGAAACAACAGATAAGTGGATATCATACGAGGAGTTGGTGGAGGATAGTTACTCAATCGTCCGACTAAGTGATAAGTTAGACGATAGTTTAGACCCCTTAGAACGTCCAGTAGTGAGAAAAATACCACATCCAGTTGATAATATGTGGGATTATTTTGAAAAACCAGACGATTTTAAGGAAATATGGGATAGATTTTTTTAACATATGTACTCCGTAAATATTAATTTGTATAAATAATACTATGAAAACTTATAGAGAAATACTAGAATCTATTCAAGAACGTAAGAAACTTGACCAAGGTGAACTGGTATACAATAAGAAGATTAAACGTATATCCGTAGAGATATACAAACAGAAGAAGGGAAACCTTCCTTTTGTGGCATATGTTGATGGCGATAAATTAGATGCCTTCAAATCACAAAAGGACGCAGAAAGGTCTGCACAAAAAGTTATAAAGGAATTAACCTAATGAAGTTAATTACAGAATTTACCGAAAACGAAACTCTACAATGTATTGTAGAAAAGAAAGAAAATGGTGAGAAAGATTACATCATTGAAGGCGTTTTCGCACAAGCAGACAAAAAGAACAGAAATGGTCGTATCTACCCTAAATCCATTATGGAAAAAGCGGTAGCAAAATATGACCAAGAACAAGTTTCTAAGAAACGGGCAGTAGGGGAACTCAACCACCCTGAAGGGCCGACAGTTAACTTAGACAAAGTTTCGCACCTTATCACTGAACTGAAATTTCAGGGAAATGATGTGGTCGGAAAGGCACAAATATTGGAAACACCAATGGGTAAGATTGTTAAAGGTCTACTTGATGGTGGTGTCCAACTAGGAGTGTCAACTCGTGGTATGGGTAGTCTTGAGCAAAAGAATGGCGCTATGTACGTCAAAGACGACTTTATTCTTAGTACTGTTGACATAGTACAAGACCCATCGGCACCAGAAGCATTTGTTAATGGTATAATGGAAGGTGTAGATTGGGTTTGGAATAACGGTGTTCTTAAACCTCAAGTAATTGAAGAAATGGAGACTGAAATTAAAACCGCTCCGAAACCTGTCTTGTATGAGACAAGTGTACGTGAGTTTAAAAATTTCCTCTCGTTAATCAAATCTAGCATGTAAGGAGACAAACATGACCGAAGAAGTAAAACAAGAGGTTGAACTCCACAATGAATCTATTAACGATGAAATAGTGGAAGAAACTCTCGTAGACGAAAGTACTGCTCCAATGCCTAAAGGGAAACCTGATGCAAATGCAACTGACGAAGAAGAGTCAATTGCGTCTGTAGATAAGGCAAGTAAAGCAGTAAAAAAATCTCCTGTTCCAAAAACTAAAGCAGGTATGATTAGTGCAATGACTGACAAAATGTTGAAAATGTCTAAAACAGAGATGAATAAACTTTATGCCAGTTACAATGAATCAGTAGATATGGAAGAGAATGACGAACTCGTGGAAACACAAGTTGATACTTCTGCTGAATTAGACGCACTAGTTGAGTCTGAAGCAACACTCAGTGATGAGTTTAAAGCTAAAACTGCAATACTTTTTGAAACTGCTGTAAAATCAAAACTATCAGAAGAAGTTGATAGACTTGAGAAACAGTACAAGGAAGAATTAGATGAAGAAGTATCTTCAACTAAAGCTGAACTTGTGGAGAAAGTAGATAGCTACCTTAACTATGTAGTTGAAACTTGGATGGAAGAAAATCAAGTAGCAATCCAGAACGGTTTACGTACTGAAATTGCTGAGACTTTTATGGACAAAATGAAAGACCTATTCGTAGAATCTTACATTGACGTACCAGAGTCCAAAGTTGACCTAGTTGACGAACTTGCTGAATCAGTAGAAGAACTTGAGTCTAAACTCAACGAAACTACTCAGAAAGTTTTAGACACTACAGAGGAACTGGAAGTTTACAAACGTGAAACGATTATTCGTGAAGCGTCAGGTGACCTTGCAGAAACTCAAGTTGAGAAATTAAAGTCACTCGTTGAAGATATTGATTTTGAAAGTGAAGAACAATTCACTGAAAAAGTTAAGACAGTCAAAGAGTCATACTTTAAAAAACAAATAGTTGGAAGTGACGAAGTAGAAGAAATTGTAGAAGACGCAGACAGTACAACTGAAGTATCTTCTGTAATGGAATCTTACTTAGCAACTATCCGTAAACAAACCCCTAAAAGATAAGGAAGTAAACAATGCAATCTTACGATAATTTGATTGAAAAGTGGGCTCCAGTTTTAAACGAAGAGTCTGCTGGCGAGATTAAGGATAATCATCGCCGTGCGGTAACTGCCGCTATCCTTGAAAACCAAGAAAAAGCAATCGCTGAAGAGCGTTCTGCTTCATCTGGTTTTCTTAACGAAAACGCTGCTTCACCTGTAAACAATACAGGTTCAGTGAATAACTTTGACCCAGTTTTAATTAGCTTGGTCAGACGTGCTATGCCTAACCTCATCGCTTACGATGTGTGTGGTGTACAACCTATGAACGGCCCAACAGGTCTAATCTTCGCAATGAAGTCACGCTACCAAGGTGGTTCAACTTCAAACCGTGAAGCATTATTCAACGAAGCTGAAACACAATTCTCTGGAGACAGTTCAGGAACTCATGATTCTGATAACGCTTCAGGTTGGAATGGTGTTGACAGTGAAGGCGGACGTTTAACTGACTTAGCTGCTGGCGGAATGCCAACAGTTGACGCAGAAGCACTTGGTAGAACTGGTGGTTCATCTTTCAACGAAATGGGTTTCACCATTGAAAGACAAACTGTTACTGCTAAGAGTAGAGCGTTAAAAGCTGAGTACACACTAGAACTTGCTCAAGACCTTAAAGCAATCCACGGTCTTGACGCTGAAACAGAATTGGCAAACATTTTGTCAACTGAAATCCTTGCGGAAATTAACCGTGAAGTTATCAGAACTGTAAACAGCCAAGCAAAAACTGGTGCTCAACAAGCTAACGTTACTGCAAAAGGTATATTCAACGTTTCATCAGATGCTGATGGTCGTTGGTCTGCTGAGAAATTCAAAGGTCTAACAGTTCAGATAGACCGTGAAGCAAATGTTATTGCAAAAGAAACAAGACGTGGAAAAGGTAACGTAGTTATCTGTTCTTCAGACGTTGCTACTGCATTAGCTGCTGCTGGCACATTGGATTATTCTCCTGCAATCAGCAACAACCTACAGGTTGACGATACTGGTAATACTTTTGCTGGTGTATTAAACGGACGTATCCGTGTATACATCGACCCATATGCTAACACTGATTACATCACTGTTGGTTATAAAGGTCAAAATCCGTATGACAGCGGTGTATTCTACTGTCCATACGTACCATTGCAAATGGTTAAAGCAGTTGGTGAAGAAGATTTCCAACCACGTATTGGGTTTAAAACTCGTTACGGTATGGCTTCAAACCCATTCGTTGGTTCAACACCTTCTGACGGTCTTGCAACTGCAAAGACTAACCAGTACTACAGAATTTTCAAGGTTACAAATATCTTGACATAAGTCTGTATACTAAGAACAGGGTTAACCTGTCCTTTAAAGGGAGTCTTCGGACTCCCTTTTTTTATCCGAAGAAATCGTCTAGTGAGGGTGGAGTAGGTGTGTCGTAGTTCAATAACAGAAGTTCTTTTCTATTATGTTCGTCTTCTCTGTATTTCTTACCACTATGCATAGTGTAAGTCAAATCCCATATACGTTGTTCCCAACCTGTATATGCTTTTTGTAGAGTTTCATTAGAATTGTAGGTAATCATAATAAGATTCTTTGCGTTATCAGTCACTTTGTGAAAATCTTTATGGTCAAACGAATCGTGCATATCACCTTTATTACCATAGATAAATGATTTGATATC